CATTTGACTCTACAGTTATTATTTCATATTGTGCTGGATTTGTTGCTGACATTTATGTATATGCTAAATTTGATAGAAATTGTTGATCAATCATACTATTTAACGCTTCACTCTTCATCATCACTATTTTAGCACCTCCACCAGATTCTGAAGATGATGATGGATTTTGATTATCAATAACCACTATCTTTTTTCTTTTTTTATTAGGAGTTAAATTTGATACTGGTTGATTATTAGGTGTAACAGATTTAATAGATTCAGATTTCACAACTGAACTAGTTTTTTCATACGTACTACCACCTTTACCACCAAACGTTGTATTAGGACCTGACATTCCAAATTGACCACTTAAATCAGTTACTTTAGATTCTTTTGAACCACCACCAGATGTTCCTGACAACTCAGGAACATCTTTTTCTTCTTTTACTTTCATCGGTGTTTGTGGTATTGATGCACTTTTAATATCAATACCTTTTTTATTAGTCTCCTTTGGTATCTTTTGTTCTTTTGGAGTTGAGGAACCTGTTCCTTCAGTTCCAATTTTTGCAATCTCTTTTTTTACATCAGATAGTGCAGCATCAAAATTTTCTTTTCCATTTGACATTTCAGACCCAACTTTATCTATAGTTGTTTTAATGCCTTTTAAACCAGTTGGTTGTTCTGGTGGTTTTTGTGGTTTTCCCTCTTCCAATTTACCGTCTTTCGCAATTTTTTTTGGATCCTCTCCCTTTTTCTTTTTAATTAATCCAAGACCACCTTTAATTTTATTTAAAATGTTACCAAACGCATTTTTAAGACCATCAAATTTTTCTTTAATGAAGTCACCAATTTTTGAAATGTCAAATGATTTTAATTTATTAAATGCATCAGAAATACCACTACCTATTTTTTTAAAGAAATCACCTATACCAGTAAAAAATTCTTTTAATGTTTCACCAAGATTTTGAATTGATTTAATAACTTTTTTAATAAAGTTAACAAGTTTCAATCCAGTATTCACCAACCAACCAATTAAAATTGTTGAAATAAACTCAATTATTTTACCTAAAATTCCACCAGGTTTTTTAAGACCCTCTCCTGCGTTTGGTTTTTTATTTTGATTTTTTCCTTGTTCTAAAAGTTTTTCTCTTCTTTCTCTTCTTTTTTGTTCTGCCTCTCTTGCTCGTCTTTTTTTATCTTTCATAAACTTATCTTTATCAATTTTTTTACTTTTCATTGTATTAGATTTCACCTTTTTCATAGTAACTCTTGATTTTTTTACAAGAGCTCCTCCTTTTTTAGCTCCAGATTTAGCAATAACTTTTGTTGATTTTACACCCACTTTGGCAATAGATCCACCCATTTTCAAACCACCTTTTACGGCGACTTTTGCCCCTACTTTGGCAGCACCTAATGCTCCCTTTAATAATCCTCCTGCGATAGCTGCTAATGGTGCTGGCATGTCAAGTCGTTGTAATATTATAGTTCATTTTTGAATATAATGTATAAAAATTGCTTGGATTTGATGATGCAATAGATGGTACCTCACTTTGAGGATTGTCTGATCCAGGCGGAGATGATTTTTCACTACCTGATTGTGAAGATGATTTTTGAACAACAACTTCTGGTTCTGATTCTGAAACTGGTTCTAAATTTTTTTCAGGTGTTACTTTAGAAATATTAGTTTCAGATTTTGGTTCTGCTTCAATTTTTGAATCACTAATTTCAGAAGTTGGTTCTGTTGACATACTTGAATCTGCCCCACCTATTTTTGCTTCATATTTTGCCCTAATATTTGCTTTTGTTTCTGCCCATTTCACTCTTGCATCTGCCCAATGTTGTTTTCTTTCAACACCACTTTTTGGAGAAGTTTCTCTAACTTGTTTCCACCATTTGTCATGTGTGTCATTTATTTCTTTATTCATCTCATCTCGAATGCCATCTAATCTGTCTCTTTCTTTTTTAAATTCCATATATGCTGCTTTCTGCTCTTCAGTTCCATGTTCCATTACATCAACACTCTTACCATCTACTTCAATTTTCCCACCAGAACTAACACCCATATCTTTTAGGTTTTTTAATCTTTCATTATTCTTTTTATGTGCATCTCTAAATTCTTTTCCTCCTGCCATTGCGGTTCTCAATGCATTAGCACCCATGACAGCAGCACCGATACCAGCTATTACAGCTAATGTTATTAATCCTGGTGGTGATAATAAAAATCCTATAATTGCAGTTCCAACAGTTGCAAGCATACTAGCGATTGGAGCAATTAACGCAGGTAGAGCACCAAGTCCACCACTCAATGCTAACATGATACCTCCAGCTATACCAAGTGTTGCAGTTATTGATAATGCAAAACCAGCAAATGCCTTATAATCTCCATCCATAAATGCTTTTATCATTTTCAATCCTTTATCAACCAAAAATCCTGTAAATATAAGTTCAAATGCAGCTTTTAATTTATCTAGTATACCACCTATTGCTTTACCAGCAGATTGCATCGGAGCTAGTAATTTATTTCTTAAAGAATCTGGAGTTTTTTCTAATAAATTTTCTTCCTCCTCTACATTATCCTTTTCTGTTTGAATTTTTGCATCTCTTTTAGATTTATCTTCTTGTTCTTGTTTCTTCTTTTTTTCTTCAAGTAATGAATCTGATATCTTTTTAACAGTATCTTGAAGAGTTGATAAAGATTTTTGAATGTTTTCTACTGTCTTTGCTAAACCTGAATCATCACTTTTAGTTTTATCTTTAGTTTGATCAGATGAAACATCAGATTTAACTATTGCACTACTGGATGGAATTTTAGAATCCTGTGGTTGTGCGTTTGGAACAATATTTGGAACAAGATTTTTTTTACGACCAAATACCTTACTCGCATTTATCTTTCTGTTTTTAAATATTGCTATTCTTTCTTTTTTACTTAAAAGTCTACCTGTGGATGGATCAACACCAGTATCCGCAGCATCCAAATTTGGATTACTCGAAACGTTAAAAAATGCGTCTTTTGATATGTTAGATGCCACTTTGCTGTTGTTGTTTTAGATTTTCTTCTTCAATATATTGTTCTAGGAGAGCAACATATACATCCTTTTCCCATGGAATCATATTTTCAATCTCAGTTAATGAGTATTTATGATGTTGCATCAAGGCAAAATTTATTTTAAAGTATGACGCCAAATCAATATGTGCCATACCTACTCGAAAAAACTGGACAATCCCTCCAATACTACTTCAGATTCAACTTTTGTCTCAGGATTTTTAATTTTAATCTTGTGTGACAATTTAGGCATTGTATCAAAAAAGGTTTCTATTTGTTTGAATTGTTTTGAACTTAATTGTTCAATAAAATCATTAAGTTCTTTTTTTGTACAATCTGATGCACTCCAAGATTCCTCTTCATTATACACTTGATCAATACAAGAAACAATCATATCAAATGATTGTGTAATATTAATACCATCATCAACATTAAAATTATTTGTAATAAATTCAGAAAGAGATGGGTATTTCATTCTCATTGTTAGATTATTATCTAATTTAATATCTCTAGTGTGTTTTGGATTTTTGTGAACTTTGATTTCGTCAAGAGCAATAGTTACTGGAACTTGAGTTTTTTCATCATCAGGACAAGTGATTATGACATCAACATTCTCACCGACAGATTTACCACGAATATTTAAAAACAAATATTCTATATCAAATGTTGATAACTTTTCAACTTTGGTTCCTCTAGTTAAAATACAATTTCCAATTACAGTTTTAATTGCATTGGTGATTTGTTTTTGATCCTCTGATTCCATTGCGATAATCAGAAGTTTTTCCTCTTTTACTAAAAATGGTCGATATTTAATTTTTCGATCACTAGATGGTAAAACCATCTCATAAGTAGGGGTTGCAATTTTTGGTAATGGCATAATGTTTACAGCACTTCAGTATTTTTATTTATAGTAGTTTTAGAAGAGTTTGAAATTTTCGTTATCACCCCTTTGAACATTTAGACTATTGTCTTTTCCTGCGACATATCTTTCGTAATTAAATGTACAATTAACTTGTAAAGTGTCAGATCTTCCATACTGAACAGGTGTCGATGACAAACTATTTGGAAACATACCTATGAAAGTATATTCTAATTCTCTATCATAATCACGTTCAAATTTTATAATTTTAACTCTATCACACTTATATCCACTGGCACCTCTTGGATATCTCATCCTATAAAAATACGCAGGAGATGATTTTGAAAAGAATGAATTTTTACTTATTTCTGAACCACTTGAAATATATTCAATCCAATGTTCTAAAAATTTAATCATCTTATAATCTGAATCAACATAAAAAGTTAACACCAACTCTGTAAAAATTCTTGTGTGTGCAAATTTTTCCTGAACTCCAGTAAAATTACCAAATATATCACTTGTTCCTAAAGTACTACCTGGTATTGATGCAGAATTACATAATAATCCAGCATTTTCTATTATAAATCTTCTATCAACACCTTTACTCGCAAGATAACCAAATAAATCTCTTGATAATCCATCAAAAAATACTTGATAATGTGAAGTTTGTGCTGTTTTGGAGAGTTTCTCTCGAAATTCACCTATTTTTTTTGGACTAACCATCTAAATACTCTATATCTCTATATTATAAACTATTTAGATGTCTTATAAGGGAAAATATTATCCATCTTATCCTAAAAAGTACAAAGGTGATCCAACTAATATAATTTATAGATCACTTTGGGAGAGAAAATTTATGGTTTGGTGTGATAAGAATGAAAACATACTGAAATGGGCAAGTGAAGAAATCGCAATTCCATATCGATCTCCAATTGATGGGAGACTGCACAGGTACTTTCCAGATTTCTACGTTAAAGTTAGAGAAAATAGTGGAAAAATAGTAGAAAAATTGATTGAAGTTAAACCTTTAAAACAAACGACACCACCAATAAAACCTAAAAGGAAAACAAAAGGTTATATCTACGAAGTTCGTGAATATGCAAAAAATATGGCAAAATGGGAGGCAGGAACTGAATTTTGCAAAGATAGATCATGGAAATTTCAAGTTTTAACAGAAAATGAATTAGGGATTAAGAAATGACAAGTGCTTATCCAACCGATGATAATGAAAATCGAGTCAGATCTGTGGTTGCTAATTTGATTGGTACAGAAGATCCTGACGATATAATGATTGAATTAATGGATAGTTTAGATAGCACAGTTACTTCATCACCAAGTGTTGGCAGTTACTACGTGTTTGTATATAAAGCAAAAACTCCAAACATTCGATATGATTCAAACCCACTTGTAGCAGTTACTGATGTATTTGAGTGGGGTTTTCGTGGTATTAATCTTCATATAGGTCAATATCGTAATTATACTTACGAAGAATTAATTGGACAATTATATAAAATCAATTCTGATGAACTAGCAGATGTGAGAGAATTGCCTTTTGCAAAAATCCTGCTAAATAGTTAACATAAACATAGTAAGGTCGATGACAGCAAGAAATTTTGCAGATAGAAGAAGATTTAGAGGTGGTGGACCAAGAAATAAATATGGTCAAGCCGTTAAAGTTGTAGAAGGGGGTAATGAAACAAAACAAGAAGAATTTAATGGTGCTACTGGAGTATCAAGTAAAATAAATGATCCAAGAGTAAAGAATGGACAAAATTCCACAAAAAGTAGACCTTCTGTTTTTAATTTTAGATATCCTAACTCACAATTAGAGAGAGATAGTGATTTTTTAGAAATTAAAGTTGTAGAGTATAAACCACCTGGTTTGAATAGAGATGGAAATCAAAAATTTAAATTAAGTACATCAACAGAAGCTGTTCAAAAAAATGTAGAAAATCCTTTAGGATACATCTTTTTACCAATGCCTGAGAATATTCAAGATAGTAATGATGTTACTTGGGGTGAGGATAGTATCAACGGATTAGCTGCTAGAGGTATGGATATTGCAACAAAAGCAATAAAATCAGGAAATCCAGCTTCCGCAGTAGGAGAACTTATAACGGGAACTGGAGGGATGATTGGTGATTTTGCAGGTGATAAAAGTGCTCAAGGATTAGCACAAAGTTTTTTTGCATCAAAAGCAGTTAAAATTTTAGGTGGAAATACAAGTCTTGACGGAATATTAGCAAGAACACAGGGTCAAATTTTAAATCCAAATATGGAATTATTATTTAAAGGAGTAAAATTAAGAGGATTTAGTTTTGATTTCGACCTTGCACCCAGAGATGAACAAGAGGGTCAAACAATTAAAAATATAATTCGAACATTTAAAGTCAATATGAATGCCAGAAACTCATCATCAGGAGATCAAAATACTTCAGGTTTATTCATCAAATCACCAAATATATTTCAATTAACGTATAAAACTGGTAGTAGTAATCATGCATTTTTACATAAATTCAAACCAATGGCATTAACAAACATGGGTGTTAATTATACTGGTGCAGGTACATATGCAACTTACGACGATACAACACCAGTGCATATGAAACTAACATTAACATTTCAAGAACTTAATCCAATCTATGCAGAGGATTATGAGAAAGATCAAGGAAAAGAGGGAGTTGGATTCTAATGGGATACTTTAGAGA